CAGTAAATACTGCCGGTGGCGGTCAAGTGTATTTCCCCGCTGGAACGTACAAAACAACCGGCCCTATCTATCGCAGTGTTGGCGTGTCGTTTATTGGCGCGGGGCGCAGCAACACCACGATTGATGCTCGCCATAACGGCGTAATTGTGTCTTGCTTCAACACGTTGTTGCCCGCTGTTCAAGACGACAATTACAGTGTGGTATCCGGGCTTCGGTTCTCTACCGGCGGCGCGTTTACTCCAAGCTATGCGTTGTTGTACCGTTGCATAGGGTTTACTCGCGTAGAAAATTGCCGTATCGACTCAGGCATTTTGAACGGTATATACGGTCAATTTGTGCTGAACAGTCGTTTTAGCAACCTCAACATTGAATCTGCTACTGGCGTATCTTTCTATTCAACCAGCGTTGCAGACGGTTGCAATCTGAACATCTTTGATGAAGTGGCTTTTGCCAACAACGCTACTTGCGCTTTGCTGATTGAAGGGCATGGCAGTTACCAAAACGAGTTTAGAACTTGCTCGTTTTTTACTGCGGCCACAACTTCTGTTGACCACATTTACGCTTGCAAAACGCGCTTTGTAAATTGCACTTGGGAAGCCAACCTGACGCACCCCGTAAAATTGCGCGGCGGCGATGGCATTTCGTTTATTGATTGCTCGCAAATTGACCCCAACACGTTTATTGATGCGGCTACGTTTGGCGCAACCAACGTCATTTTTGAACGTCCGTTGTTGTGGAACACAAATACGGTTACGCCCAGTTTGTTGTCGGCTGAACAGATTACGTTACGCGATCCAATTTATACGTTGGATGAACCGCTAGCCGTTAGCGATCAAGAGGAATATCACCTTACGTCGATTAGACATTCGACGGGCAACCAATTTGCGCATTTCCCAGGCTACGCTAATTTTAGTGCTTCGCACGCTAGCTCTCACGTTACTCCGTTTGGCGGCGTAATTGTTCCCAGCGCGTACAACCGCGTTGGGTCATGGGATATGTCTGACGTTGCACAATGGAGTGCTGCGGGTACGTCTGGAGCAACAGATCCGTTTGGCGGCACAACCGCGTACAACATGAATACGATTAACTCCAATCACACTGGATTTAGCCTGACTACAGCGGCTACAGGGCGCACGTTTACGTTCCAAGTGTGGGCAAAGTTTATTGGTCGTGTGCGTATCGGCCTTGGCACCACTGTTGGTGGCATTGCAAAATTTGCCAATTTCTATAGCAGTTATTCTGATTGGCTATTGTTGTCGGTTACGTATACGTCAGGCACTGACACTGACACAATTCCGTTTATGAATATTGTGACGGATCAAGCAACCGTGTTGTGGCGACCGTGCCATTACGAAAATCTTGGCCCGTTGCCCGCTATTCAGCCCGCACGCAATTTGGCGGGCATTGTGACGCCCATGACGGTAGACAACACTCAAATTGTGACCTACAGCAACGCTGCGCCTACGGCTAACACTTGGGCGATTGGCGACGCAGTTCGTCAAACTGTCCCTGTAGTGGGCCAACCTAAAGGCTGGCGCTGCACTGTAGGCGGCACGCCTGGCACTTGGGTCAGCGAAGGTAATCTGTAAAACTTGCGCCTAGTAATCCCTAGGCAGTAAGATCGATTCAAACCGTACTGATGCGGAACATCAGGGATTCTCTGGAATCAAATTATTTATGACTGAAGAAGTCTCGGAAGTTATAGCGGAAGTTCCCGCGCCGGAACAGGTAGAGACGGCCTCTCCTGCGTTCGATGTTGAGACGCCGGAAGAAAAACCAGTAGAAGCGGCCAAAACTTTCACTCAGGAAGAACTGGACGCAGCCATTGGTAAGCGGCTTGGTAGAGAGCAGCGCAAATGGGAGAGGATGCAAGCCCAAAAGGCAGCGGTACCCCCGCCGCCCGTCACGGAGCAGGCCCCTTCGCTGGATCAGTTTGAGTCGCCGGAAGCCTACGCGGATGCGTTGGTTACCCAGAAAGCTCATCAGTTAATCCAGCAGCAAGAGGCCCAGCGCCAGCAGGCTCAATTCCTTGAGGCGTATCACGAGAAGGAAGAAGAGGCACGCAATAAGTACGATGACTTTGAGCAAGTCGCGTACAACCCGTCGCTTCCAATCACTAGCGTGATGGCCCAGACGATTCAGGCTTCGGACATTGGCCCCGATGTAGCGTACTACCTCGGTATCAATCCCAAGGAAGCCGATCGCATTTCCAAACTGTCGCCGTTCTTGCAAGCCAAAGAAATTGGCAGGATTGAGGCCCAAGTGGCCGTTAATCCGGTTGTGAAACGAACTACGTCTGCACCTGCACCGATCACTCCTGTGACGGCGCGAGCCAGCGGCAGTCCGTCCTACGATACAACTGATCCTCGTTCTACGAAGACCATGAGTACGTCGGAATGGATTGAAGCCGAGCGTCGCCGCCAGATCAAGAAACAGCAAGCGCAGATGAACCGCTAACTTTTATTTAAGGACTTTTTCATCATGGCAAATAGCATTCTGACTATTGACATGATCACCCGTAAGGCTCTCGAAATCCTCGAGAACAACCTGGTGATCACCCGCAACGTAAACCGTCAGTACGACGACAGCTTCGCTGTCTCCGGCGCAAAGATCGGTTCAACCCTGCGTATCCGCTTGCCGGATCGCGCTCTGGTGACCGACGGCGCTGCCCTTCAGGTGCAGGACGACAACGAGCAGTTCACCACCCTGACTGTTTCTTCGCAGAAGCACATCGGCGTGAACTTCACCTCTGCCGAGTTGACCATGCAGTTGGACGACTTCGCAGAGCGCGTGCTTAAGCCGCGTATCAGCCAGTTGGCCTCCAGCATCGACGCTGACGTTGCCAACTCGTTCAAGAACGTCTACCAGTCGGTCGGTACTCCCGGCACGACCCCCAGCACTTCGCTGGTTCTGTTGCAGGCGCAGCAGAAGCTCAACGAAGCCGCTGCGGTCATGTCGCCGCGTTATGCCACCGTCAATCCGGCTGCCAACGCCGGTTTGGTCGAGGGCATGAAGGGCCTGTTCAACCCGACTTCCACCATCAGCAAGCAGTTCAAGAACGGCATGATGGGCGAAGGCGTACTGGGCTTCGATGAGATCAATATGTCTCAGTCGATCAAGCAGTACACCACGGGTAACTGGGGTACTTCGATCACCGTCACCTCGGCTGTTAGCACGCAGGGTTCGACCTCGCTGGCAATCAGCTTCACTGGTTCCAGCAAGACTTGGAACGTGGGCGACGTGTTCACCGTGGCTGGCGTGTATGCGGTCAACCCGCAGACCCGCGAAACCACCGGCTCGCTTCAGCAGTTCGTCGTTACGGCGGCGGCTTCTGGTTCGTCCACGGCTACGCTGTCGGTCAGCCCCGCCATGTACACTGCCGATCAGGCTCTGGCTACCATTGACGCCTTCCCGGCGACCAGTGCTGTAGTGACGATGCTCGGTTCGGCGGCGACCGCTTACCCGCAGAACTTGGTGTACCACAAGGACGCCATCACGTTCGCCACTGCCGATCTTCTGATGCCGCAGGGTGTCGATATGGCTTCTCGCGCAGTTCACAACGGCATTTCGATGCGTGTTGTGCGCCAGTACGACATCAATAACGACCGTATGCCGTGTCGTATTGACGTTCTGTACGGCTTTAGCGTGATTCGCCCGCAGATGGCCGTTCGCCTCTGGGGTTAACCCTTGATGCCCCAGTCCTAACCGGCTGGGGCGTTTCTTCAATTTTGTGAGGTATTAATCATGGCTCTTCCTAATGGTGCAGGTGGCTATCAGATTGGTGATGGCAATCTTTCTGAAGTTAATATTGGCGTTCAGGCGGCTCCGGTTTCCAAGGCCGCTGCTGCGACGTTGACCGCTGCTGAGTTGACCAACGGTATTGTGGTGTACAGCGGCGCAACCGCTTCCATCACGCTGCCGACCGTGGCCGATCTCGAAGTGCTGGTTTCCAGTGCTAAGGTCAACAGCTTCTTCGATGTCAGCTTCATCAACACTGGCGCAGGTACGCTCACGATTGCCGTGGGTACTGGCTGGACGTTGGTGGGTACGGTGACTTCGGCGACGCTGACTTCGGGCCTCTGGCGCGCACGCAAGACCGGCGACGGTTCTTGGTCGTTCTATCGCATTGCCTAATTGAATCGCCCTCGGAGCAATCCGAGGGCATTCTCACGGAGACTTCATCATGCCCAATACTCAAGCGATAGGTGTTGCGTACAGCGATCCCGAATTCACGACTTGCTATGCAAGCCAGGAACTCGGGTACTCTGCCGCAGCACAAGGTACGGTGACGCAAGCCACAGACAAGTCCACAGGGGTCACCCTGAACAAGTCTGCGGGTCGCATCACGATGAACAACGCGGCTCTGGCGGGTAGCACCGCAGTGTCGTTTACGCTGACCAATTCGTTGATCAGCGCCAATGACGCCATCGTTGTTAATGTTTCGGGCGGCGGCACTGCTGCGGCATATACGACGTATATTTCCAGCATGACGGCGGGTTCTGCGGTAGTTACCTTGCGTAACCTGACTGCATCAACTTCACTGTCTGAAGCTGTTGTTCTTAACTTTGCCATCATCCACGGCGCAAGCTGATAGGACGGGGCCTTAACCGGCCCCGTTTCTTACCTATGCACATCTACCTCAAACATCCGGTTCACGGTACCAAAGTCGCCATTTCACACGCGGAAGCGGAAATGGATGAACAAAACGGCTGGGAGATTTATACTCTTGGCGTTGCCGAGGACTTTGAAGACTCTGTAGTTGAGAATGCGCTGCGCGAGAAGCGCAAGTACACTCGCCGCGTAAGGGCAGACGCCACCGAAGGAAGCTGACATGGCTATATACACCGCTGGCGATCAGATCAACCGCGCACTTCGGTTGCTTGGAATTCTCGCAGAGGGTGAAACCCCGTCAGCGTCCATGTCGCAAGACGCCTTGATGGCGCTAAACCAGATGATTGACAGTTGGAACACGGAGCGTTTGGCTGTGTTCTCCACGATTGATCAGATCGTCAACTGGCCTGTTAATCAAATCAACGCCACGCTTGGCCCGTCAGGGTCGCTGGTGCGTTTGAACGGCACCGCTGTTCGCCCAATTCTGGTCGATGACGCGACCTATTTTCGTGACCCGCAGACCAATGTGTCCTACGGGATCAAGCTGATCAACCAGCAGCAGTACGACGGTATTGCGGTCAAGACCGTCACATCCACCTATCCGCAGGTCATGTTCATAAACATGACCTACCCCGACATCGACATCTACATCTCCCCCAAGCCCACACGCC